AAAACAAGAGAAAGTTACGACAAACTACTGCATAGCGGAATGTTTTGGGAATTTCATCCTGAGCTTACAGGTGTATGGACTGAAGATAAACTTTTAATAAACGTAGAAAAGCCTAAAAAGTATGACATAATATATGCAGACCCACCTTGGAAAATATCATATTACCCAAGAGAAAATAGAAAAAAAATGAAGTGGGAAAACTATGAACTAATGAAATTTGAAGATATTAAAAAGATGCCTGTTAAGAATATGGGTTCTAAAGATTCTGTTTTATTTTTATGGAGTACAAACACTTTTTTACCAAAAGGATTAGAGTTGATAAAAGAATGGGGGTATAAATATCATTGTGCTATAACTTGGAAAAAAGACAATGGCATAACTATGAGAGGTATGCACAGAACCACAGAATTTATGTTGTTCTGCTACAAAGGGAAATTCCCAAATATTGGAAGCGGTAAAGCATTTCCTTGCCACGTTGAGCATAAAAGGGGTAAGCATAGCGAAAAACCCAATTTATTCAGAAAGTTGATAATTGAAAAGTTTGGAGATTTACCAAGGTTAGAATTATTTGCAAGAGAGCAAAAAGAAGGTTTTGATGTTTTTGGTAATGAAGTCAAAAATAGCATTGACCTTAGCGAGTATTACACCTAACAACCGTATAAAACACATTAAACAAAAATAAGAACTATGGAAAAGGAATTGATTGAAGAGATAGATAATTTTTTAAAAGGTAAAAGATTGTTATGTGTAAAAAAGAAGGGCAAAGGAATAATTAACCCTTATGTAAGTATTAATGCAGAAGAACAAGTGCACGACTACTATATTGGTGTAGCTAAAGATTTAGCTAAATGGATGCAGGAAAAACTAACTAAATAATAGATATGAATTACGCAATTAAAATACTTGAGAAAGAATATGAATTAATAGAAAAGTGCCTTTCAAACTGGGATTTAGAAAAATACCCAGAAGCAAGAAAAGAAAGAAATGATAAATTAAAGGACTTAACAAAGGCAATTGAATATTTAAAATCTAAACAGATAAACCAATGAAAGAACATTATTTAAAAAAACGAATCGAAAGACTTACTGAAGCGCTAAAGCTTTCTAACGAATCTTTATTAAGTGAAGATAAGAATACGCGCCGAAAGGTTTACGAATTCAATAGAGGCCTTTTACAAGAGCTTCAGCAGTACGAAACTACAGACCAGGACCCGTTAAATTTAGCGTACAAGAACTTAAGTCAGTTAAGGGCAGATTATTTAGAAGCGCTTCAGTCAGTAAAAAATATAGAAAAATCATTCGAACGAAGGACAATTTCTAAGCCACCTTATTAAGAATCATTATAAATAAGTATGTATTGTGTTTTGTATTACATTTATTAGTATATTTGAATACACAAAAACGATAAACTTATGAAAATCAAAGAAGAAAGAATAACAAAAGCAGCGGATAAGTTGGGTATAACTTTAGAGTCTGTAAATATTTCACAAAGTTCTGTAATAGTTATATCTAAAAGGTACACGCCGACAACTTTAAGAATAGTAAACGACACGATTAAAGTAGAATTCCTTTCGGTAGAAGTTACTGAAATAGACCGATTAAAGATTTATTTTAAGATAATTAAATAGTATTAATTTCCCTTCGGGGCTAATCTTAAACCAAATGAATAAAACAGAAGAATACAGGGCGCTAAGAAAGCGTATAGACGAACTGGTAAAAGAGCAGCTGAACTATAATTTAGCAAACGAAATAGGGTCCGTTATGGGTAAAACTTACTACTTAGACGGTAAGGCTATCTATGCAGTCTACGAGGGGTTAGAAGGCGGCTACGCTATATTCGAAAAGCTTTTAGATAGTTCTCAGGAAATAGAATTTTACTGGAATAAATTGCCTTTAGAAAATTGCGGAAATTGCGGCGGTGTGGGTAGTTTCTTTATAGGGCGCGATGTAGTTCCTGAAAAATGTATTAAATGTAACGGGACTGGTAAAAAATAAAGTTATGGACCACGAATTAAAAGACATAGAAGTAATTATAACCAGAAAGGCCCAGAGAATTTTAGGACAGAAAATAGCTGAAGATGTAGAAAACGCAGAAGATGTTACTGGTTTTCATTTGTTTTATAAGGACAAAAAAGGCTTCTCGTATAGTTACGCAGATTTATTACACAAATCCACGCTACCGACAAGGCAGCTAAGGGACTTAAACGAAGAAGAAAAGGATAGTTTTTCAGAAAATCAATTCGTAATTTATTGGTATTACGAAAGTAAATTATACGATATTAAGCGAGATTTAATAAGCGAAATTCTAGACAGCTCTAAAAACAAGCCGAAGAAGAAGAGAAATTTTTTTAATATATTTACACGATGCAAAACAAAGAATTAAAATTAGTATTAAAAGCAGACAAAACAGTAACCATAAAAGGCGTTAAATTTACTATTCCTGCAGGGTCTTTAGTTACTACTAGGTACGGTAAAAAGGAATTTAAAATAGATAAAAAACTAAGTAAAAAAGGCGTTTTATTTTCTTATGGCTGCTACTATGACGCAGGAAACTTATTTACTATGCGCTATGTTGCTTTTACGATTAATATTAAAGATTTAAAATTATACAAATGCAAAACAAAGAATTAAAAATAGTCCGATTTGTAAAAAAGGTCCCAGGCCATACAGTCGGAAAAGTAATTAAAGCGGACCCGCGAGAAATTTATAAGTTAATTAAAAGCGGCGTAGTTCAACGGGCGACCGAAGAAGAATTAAGCCAATATGTAGCTAAGCTTCAGGCGTCTTCTGTTTTAGAAACAAGGCGGCCGATAGACCCAGGACCAGAAAAAGGAAAAATGCTGTACGGCGAAAACGGAAAGGCAGACTGTCCAGAATGTAAAGACAAAAAAACAGGCTGTCCAGAGTGCGAAGAAAAAGCCAAGGCTAGAGCTAAGGCAGCGAAAACAAAAGCGGCTAAGAATGTCAAAAAGAAATAGAGAACGTAAGCAAAACGTAAAGCAGGGCCTAAAAATTAAAGCTTCTATAGATTATGCTAAAGAAGAATTAAATGGGATTAATAAAAAAAAACTACTCTAATAGGGTAGTTTTTTTTTGCCTTAAAACTACTTATTTAGAATCATTCTAAATAAGTAAGATATTTTATTTATCTTTGTTCGTATAAAATTTTTTATAAATGGGGTTTTTTTCTATGTTTTTAGGACGAGGAACAGCAAATAAGCATAGTACGCAGTTTATTAGCTGGGGTACTGGGTTTTCATTTAAACGCGAAGAAATAGACCAAATAATTAACTGCGGCTACTTAGCTAATCCAGACGTTTATTCGATAATAAAAAAAGTTTCAGACGTTTGCCAGACTATACCCCTTAAGGTTTACAAGCAAGTAGACGGCAAAGACGTAGAAATAGAGGACAGCGAATTATTAGACCTAATAAGCAAACCTAGCGAACATCAAACTACGGCGGATTTTTTAGAAAATTGTATAGTAAATCTACTTAATACTGGTAACGCATTTATTAAAGTTACAAAGCCAGTAGGATTTTCGGCGCCTGCAGAAATGCGCGTACTTCGGTCTTCTATGGTTGACATAGTTGTAAATGAAGACTGGACCGTAAAAGAATATATTTATACAGATTCTTTACAACACCACTACAAGACAGAAGAAATTATCCACATTAAATACGTAGACCCTTCGACTACTGGCGCAGAATGTCTTTACGGACTTAGCCCAATGCAAGCCGCTTTAGTTTCTTTAGACGCGTCGAACCATTCAAACGAAGCTACTAGCCAGCTGTTCAAAAATAAAGGAATGTCTGGCTTTCTTAGTTCTAATAGTGAAGTAATGCTAACGGAAACGCAAGGAAAGCAGCTTCAGGACGCTATGCAGGAGCAAATTTCTGGCCGTTCTGTTTGGGGAAAAATTACAGTAACGCCAATAGATGTTAAATACGTTCAAACTGGAATGTCGCCAGCAGATTTAAAAATAACAGAAAATAAAATACAATTTCTTAGGGTTTTCTGTAATATTTTCGGCGTAGATTCTTCATTATTTAACGACCCGCAAAATAAAACCTATAGCAATAGAGCGGACGCCGTAAAAGATTTATACACTAACGCAGTAATTCCAGTATTAAATAAGATTCTAAGGGAGTTAAATAAGTTTTTAATCGAAGAAGACGATACGGCAATAAAGCCAGATTTAAGCGCGGTTCCTGCGCTACAGAAAGACAAGCAGTTAGAAGCTAGAAGGCTGTCTATACTTGTTAAAGATGGAATATTAACAGTAAACGAGGCCCGCGAAGAAATGGGCTTAGGTCCTATTAAAATAGTTCAAAATGTTGAAGAATAAAGACAAAATAAAGCAGCAAAAATTAAAAACCTTTTTCGGGGTAAAGATTAACACCGCTTCAGGTGGCTTTACTCAAAAGGTAGACGATGAAAACAGGATAGTAAAAGCTGTAGGAAATACTTATTTTTATATAGATTCTGACTACGATATGTTAGTTAGCGGCTGCTGCAGTAAGTCTATTTCTGACCGCGGGCCACTATCGAGCGCTACGGCAAAAATTAAACACCAAAGCGACCACGTTTTAAACACTAAAAACGTAGTAGGGAGGCTTACTGTTTTGGAAGAGCGCGCAATAGAAGGCAAAGAAGTTCTTTATTTTGAAAGCTTTATACCTGAAACGACGAAAGGGAACGACGATTTAGAGAATTATAAGCAGGATATTTACGATAACCACTCTATAGGGTTTAGGTATAAAAACTTAGTCTTAGCTATAAGGGATTCCGAAGAAGAAAGCGAGCGTAAAGCCTGGGAGGAATTTTACCCTAGAGCATTGAATCCAGAAAAAGCTGACGAATACGGGTTTTTCTGGGTAGTTAAAGAAGTTGAATTATTCGAAATTTCAGTAGTAAGTTTCGGAGCGAACAGGCTAACTCCAAATTTAACAGGAAAAAGCGAAGAAGAAAACACGAAGGTAATTACTAATATTATCGAAAGAATAGATTTTATAACGGAAGAAGCGAAAGCTAATAAAAACAAGGCCGAGCGCAATTCTATTGAAATGGAAGCTTTACAGTTAAAGCAACTAATAGCGGACTTAGATTTAGTAGAGCCGTCTAAAAAGTCTACCCTTGACGCAAAAGGGCCAGGTAATACAGACACTTTAAAGAAAGAAGAAGAAGCTAAAAAACAATTATTTACTCAATTTCTAAAACCAAAAAAATGAAGAAATTTTTAGAATTCCTTACAGAAAAAGGATTAACAGAAGAAGACTTTAATAAAAAGTCAGCCGAAGAAATGGCAGAATTGTATAACGAATACAATGAAGAAAACAGAACTGCTTTAAAAGCAGCTATCGAAGCTAAGGCCTCTACTGAGTCTTTAGAAGCTTTAAAAACTCAAATCGTAAAGACTCAAAACGACCAGGCGAAAGCGCTTAACGACACGTTAAAAGAACAGGGTTTAGCTATTGCTAAGCTTATGGAAGACAAAAACACTTCCAAGAAAGACAAAGCCAGTTCTATTATGGACGTTTTAGCTAAAAATTCTGAGCAGTTGAAGTCTTTAAAGGACTCTGCATTAAAGAATTTAAGGCTTGAAATTAAAGCAGAGCAGAACGCTTCTGATATTACTACAGGTACAGACTTTGCAGCTATGCAGCCTGGCGTAGGACAGCTGGCAGTTAGAAGGACTTTTATTAAAGGACTTTTTAGAACTATCAACTTGAATAGCGAGCATATGAAGTATAACGACCAGGAAACGTTAAATAGAGACGCTAAAAACGTCGCTGCTTGTGCGCCTTCTACTCACGGTTCTAAAATAACTTGGCAGGTTAGGACTTTGCAAATGAAAAAAGTACGTGATTTTGTCGACGTTTGTATAGATATGCTAGAGGACTACGATTTCGTTTCGGCTGAAATTAGAAATTTAATTTCTGTAGATGTAGCTTTAAAAGTGGACGAGCAGTTATTACTAGGAACGAATACAGGCGACGAAACTAATTCTATTTCTGCCGTTTCTTCTACGTTTGCGGCTGGGGTTTACTCCTCAACTATCCAAGCGGCTACAGTTATCGACCTTATCGCTGTTTGTGGTGGTCTAATTGCGGACGCTGGGGCTAATAATAAGTTTATGGCTAACGCTGTTTTAATGAATCCTGCGGATGCTTTATTATTAAAGCACGATAAAGACGCGAATAATAATTACTTATTACCTAATTTACTTAGCGCTGCAGGTGCTAACATAGGAGGTATTACAGTAATAGCGAATCCTATCGTACCTATTAATGAAATGTATGTAATGGATTCCACGAAAGGCGCTGTAGTTCAACGTAAAAACAACGTAGTAGAATTTTCTTACGAAAATAATGATAACTTTGAAAGAGAATTAGTTACTGTAAAAGGTTACGAAAGACTTAATTTCTGGGTTAGAAAAGTGGACGAAAACGCATTTTTACACGTTCCAGACATTGACGCGGCTTTAGTTGCTATTACTGTCTAGTTAATTCTTTAAGGGGGTTTACGGACCCCCTTTTATTTTATAATATAAATATTTTTCAATTATGAAAATTAAATTTACCGAAGAAATAGCGGGAATAAAAAAAGGGTCTATTAAAGAAGTGCCTTCAGGTAGAGGCGCTAGACTTATAGCGAGAAAATTCGCTGTAAAAGTAGAAGACGATGTAGAAGTAACTCCTAGCCTAGAAAGGGCGGAAAAGATTTTAGAAGAAAAGGCTAGAATCAAAAAAGCAAACGAAGCTACAGCGGCTGAAACTGAAAAAGCTTTAAAATCTTATAAGAAAAAGCAAGGCAATAGACCTAAAAGCAAAAGCGAAACTATTATAGCTTCAGCAGCTAAAGGCGAAGAAGGCTGCGACGGCTGCAAAGAAGGTTGCGAAGACTGTGAAGAAACAGTAATGAAGCACGAAGATAATATTGAGATAAAAGATAAAAAATAGGTTATGAATATTACAAAGCCTGAAGATTATGTAGGCCGCTTTGCTATAAGCCAAAATAAATACACGACCCCAAAGCTAGAAGGTTTTATAACTGACTACGAAAAATTCTATTTAATAGATTTATTGGGGCCTGAGCTTTACGAATTATTTATAGCAGATTTAGCGGCGCCTGTAATAGGCGAACCTACAGACCAGCGCTTTAAGAATATTTACGACCCTATTTATTTAGAAAAAAATAACTGTTTTAACTATCGTAGAATTTCGCGAGGAATTCCCGAAATGTTAAAGCAGTTTATCTTTTTTGAATTCACAAGAAAACAGAATCCAAAAAATACTATAACTGGAAACGTAACAAACATAAACGAGAATAGTAAGCCAGCGAAAAATTCAGCTTCTTATATGAATCCGAACTATAACGAAGGCGTGTTAAGTTACCGAACTATTCAGGAATTCATATTAGCTAATAAGGTGGATTATCCAGAATTCGACGGAACAGAAAAAAGATTAATTACATTATTTTACTAACAGAAAAATGGCTTTTAAATTTGAAATATTAGGAACGGCAAATATATTAGTAATTACTGACACTTCAGGACCTACTATATTTTTAGAAACGCCTAGAGGGGACGCTTATTTCGATAGTAAATACTTAATAGAAAAACAAGCTATCTGGATTTACGACACTAACGCCGTAAATGAGGAAGCAAGTAGGCTTGTAAAACCGATTCCCTTAGCTGAAGCTCAGGACGAAACAGGAACGCCTTTCGGGACTGAAGCTAATTTTAGACTGTGGGCGCGTGAAAACCTGGGTTTTAAGACGGCTTCGGGCGGCAGCGGGGCGGTTAATAGTGTTAATTCAGGCGAGGGTATAAACGTAGATAATTCAGACCCAGCTAACCCGATTATTAATAAATTACCAAATGAAAGAATTTTATTAAAATTAACAACTGTTCAAGATATTAACTCAATTTTGGGAACTTTTGCAGATTTTAGTACGGTTCAATTTAATAATATTATTGGGTCAAGCGTAAGTTTAGATGGAACTGTAACTTTACCTATTGGAAAATACAGAACTTCATTTAAAATAAATCATTCTTGGACTTCAGCAACTAGAAAGAATTGCGTAGCAATTATTATAAGTCAATTTCCTACAAATTTATTTGTATTGCAGTCGGCTACATTTTCTTACATTAGGTCGGACAATAATCCACAAGCGGCTTTAATATGCCCAATGTTTGCCCCGCCTGAAATGACATTGTTAGCGCCTAGAGAATTTAGAATTTTAACTACGCAGGCGGGGGATGGTGGTATTTCTGCTTCAAATACAGCATTATCATTTTGGGAAATTGAAAAAATAGGTTAATTATGATTTGGATAGTTTACAATACTTTAGATACTACGATTATTAGAACGTCGGAAAGCGAACCTGTAATAGTTGACGACGAAAGCAAAGCGCAAACTGATTATTTATTTATTCCTATGCAGCCTTTGTATTTACTTTCTTGGAATGGGGTAAGTGTGATTCCTAATTCTAATGAAAATATAATGAAATACACAGGGCGAAATTACAAAATATACAACCTTGTAAATAAAACTCTTTTCGATAAAGATTTTAGGGACATCAATTACAGAACAGAACTAAAAAGCGGAATAAAATTAAATGGGGTTTATCAATATTCAGACGACGGCTTCGTAATTCATACGGATTTATACAATAATTACATAAGTCCAGCCGATATGGGCGAGCTAATTGTATGTGTGTCTGAATCGTACACCACAGACCCTAACGACATATCTTTAAAACCTACAGCTAGGCGAGTAATAAGTAAGATTAAAACTAGGTCCTGGATTGATTTAGAGGGTAATACAGATAGCGTAAATACAAAAATTACTAATAAGCTATATGACACCTTCCAAAAGCAAAACGCAGAGGGTAAAAGAAGACGTGAAAATGTTGTTAATATTATGTCTAGGAATGTAGCTATAGGGGGTATTTTTTCAGGGGCTTTTTCTTCAGAAAATGACGCGAACGAAAAACTTATTTCTTTGATGGAACAATACAGCGGCGGCTTTGGGTCTTATAATAAGACAGGACAGGGAAGCTTATTTGAAGACATTTTAAACGACGTTTCAAATACTTGGCTTTCTGTAACGGTTGCAGATACGCCTCAGACCCAGGCTTTAGTTCCGTTTATGATTGGGCTAACGCTGAGAAATTACATAGTAGATAAACTTAAAGGAATAATAAAATAATGGAAACGACAGCGCTAGAAGACGGGAAATTATACCCTGTAACAGTTAGGACTAATTTTAAATTTACAAACCTTAGAAGCTGGATAAGCCTATTAATTAGGCTTAGATATGGCTCTAAATGCAACCACGCTGCAATATTTTACAGATATAGGGGTCAAGTTTGGGTATATGAAGCCGATAATAGGGGCGTTTTCCCTGTTTTATTAAGGAACTGGAAGCGTAAAGGGGACGAAATTTACGCTGTAAATCTAGAAGAAAAGAAGAATTCTTACGCTAGAATGACTGAAAAAGTCGGTAATAAGTACGATTATTTCGCATTTATTAGACATTTAGGGCGTTGGGTTGGTTGGAAAAAGTCTAAAAATTCAGGCAAACGTATGACCTGTTACGAATACGTTGGCTTTGTTTACGGTTTAGAGAATTGGTATAAATTACGTCCTTCGGACCTTGAAAAAATATAGATATGTTTTTAGAATATGTAACCATAGCTAAAAGCTCGTCCATTCCTATAGAATTGCTAATAACTATACTTTCAGGGGTTGTAGGTATTACTGCCAATTATTTTGTTCTAAAAGGCCAAATAGAAAAGCAGAAGCTAGAAAACGCAATACATAAAGATTATGCAGCCGACAAAATATCCAAGTTTGAAGAAAGGTTAGCTGGCGTTTCTGCCTCAAAAAGAGCAGCCCGCGAAGCTATGGAACTAAGTATAAAAGAATTGAAAGCAGAACGTAAAGCCGAAATAGAAAAGCTGGAAAATATGGTAACTAAAAGAATAGACAAAACACAGGAAAAGCAAAACGAATTCGAAAAAGAAATTAATAAAGAATTAAAAGCTATTAATTCAGGAATAGCTAATATAGAAGGTTTATTAAGTAATTTAGGAAAATGACCCCAAACGTAGATATACACGACATAGTTGAGCACGCTATCGAAAATATGAATAACGAAGTTATAATAACTTCTTTAGAAATACTTCCAGACGATAATACAAAAGTTTCAAGTTGCTACACGTCCTGGCTAATGGAGCAATGTATAATTTTAAACGGCCTTTTTGTAGTTAAGGAATTAGTTCCTAATAGTTATTTTATAGTCGAACCTCTAACCCCTTTAGTAGATTTTCCCGTTATTGAAACAATGGAATTAGAACGGCCTAAATATTTTCACGGAACAGTAAGAGCTACAAACGCAGAATTAACAGAAATAGAATTCGGACCCGAAAAATTCCCTATGATTTATTGCCACGAAGTTTTTAGGCAAGTTTGGCACACAGACCCAAATAACCCAAACGAAAGAACTTCTAATTTAAGGCTTTTCTTTCTAGCTTCTAACGATTTTAAAAACTGGATAACAGAAGACCACTACGAAGAAGTTATAAAACCTATGGATAATATGGTTAAATCTTTTTTCGACTACGTGGACCATAAAAACGGATTCGGAAGACCTGAAGACTACACCACAATAAACCACCCTAATTTTGGGAAATTCGTACAGGACAACGGAAATATTAAGCAGCTTTTTAACGATGAATTAAGCGGCGTAGAATTAGATATTTCTTTAGTAATTAAAAAGGAATTAACCTGCGAAGGCTTTTGCGGAAATTGTTAGCTTATTAAGAATCATTCTAAATAAGCTTTTTTTTGTATCTTTGAGTCTGAAAAATTAATATTAATTTAAAAACTTAAAAAAATGTCTATTAAAGTTTGCGATTGTGAAGACAACGGCTTAGGTAACTTAGGAACTCCTAACTGTCAGAACATAGCGGGAATTACAAGCAATCTGTTTTTAGTGCCTACTAACGATTCGTTAGGGCAGCCTAATTACATAGATTTATTAACAGCTAGTCTGGACAGCGCGTATTTTACAGCTGCCCTACAAAATGCCGACGCCTCTAAAAGGTGGCAATTTGTACCAAAGTTGGAGAATGTTACAAACGAAAGAGCCGAGTCTTTAACAGAAGAGCTAGGGTCTGGGAGAAGTATTAAAATTAGAAAAGGGGTTAAGTCTTTTTTTGGAAGTATTTACAAGCAATCTTACACTTTTTACGGAAAGTTAGAGCTAGCTGGTTGTAATGACATTTCGGCTTTTCCTATTGATTTAGCGGGTAACTTAATCGGACGTCTTAGTCCAGATAAAACTAAGCTATACCCTGTTATGATTGATAAGGAAACTTACGACCCTATTTATATTGAGCCTACAGACTCTACAGCGGCAAAAATTAACCTTTCTTTTGATTGGGCCGACACGGAGCGCGACGCTTGCTTAAAAATGATTAAAGCGTCAGAAATGGACGTAAGTATTTTTGCTTTACGTTCTGTTATCGACGCTAATCTAGTAGAAAGCCCAGATACGGCGCCTTCTACTACTGCTTTCGGGGTAATTGTTTCTATGGACTACGGAACAGCTTTGAAAGAAAAAGAAATTACTGGCTTAGTTGTCGCTGACTTCGTAGTAACTTCTGGGGGAGTGCCTCAGGTTCCTTTAACTGTTACAGAAACGCCTACAGGAACTTATGTTTTTGACTTCACAGGAGCGCCTTTACCAGCTGCCGCAGCTGTTACAGTTACTTTGGTTTCTGGCGGTAAGTTTGAAGCGAATGAAGTATTAACTATTGCAATACCTTAGATTATGGCAGATAGAAAACAGTACGGAACAGTAAGTGTAGGGAATGTAGCAGGTTTTAAAGGTATGAAAAAAGCCGACTTTAAAAAGAAATACCTTCCGACTATGGGCGCGTCTGTAGATGCTGCCTGGGATTATGTGCAAAAAGAATTAAAAAAGCTGTAGTCTTTTGGCGATTGGCAAAACAAAGCTAGAAGAATACGCTAAGAAAGTTAAAAGCATAAACGAAACGACTTTCTGGCTAAGTGCCGCTAACACAGAACAGGTAAAAAAGCTTATTATTAAGCTAAATACAGAAATACAGTTAGGGCGCCAGAATGTAGATTCGACAAGTAAAAAACTAAGTGAAATAGGCGGCGAATATACCGACTTTACTTTAGAATTAAATGCAAGTATTGGAAGGCCTAAATTAGGTCCAGACAGAATAGATTTACACGCAACGGGCCGCTTTTGGCGGTCCTGGCGTGTAACTATAACAGCTAAACGAATAATAATAGAGGCGGACCCAATAACTACGGACGGAACAAATTTAACCGACAGATGGGGGCCGAAAATAATAGGGTTAACGAATGAAAGTTTCGAGCAGGTTAAAGAGCAAATTAAGCAGAACTACTTCAGAGAAGTTAAGCGACATTTTAATTTATAATTCTACAGAAACTTTACCTATTTACAACTGGATAAAGATACACGAAACGGGTAACTTAAATTACTTATTTATTCAGGAAGACTACAGTAAAATTCCTACAATTTTTAAGACAGAATTAATAGAAGTTTGGTTAGACCTTAATCAGCAGGTATTTAACGAATTCGGGTTTTCAAAAGACTTCGAAAGGTATTTCTTTTTAATGAAAGCTAGGATTAAATTTAGGTCCCACTTAATAATTAGCGGCGACAGATTTATAAAAAACGAAATAAATTTACTTACAGCCGATATTTCTAGCCTGACCGATAAAACGGAAAAGCAGAAATTCGACCACGTAGTAATTAGTATAGAGAAATTTATGAGCAAAGAAGTAGACCCTAGAAAGACCAGCGTAAAAAAATACTACAATTATCTGGAATTTATTAATAAGCAAAATTCGTAAAAATGGCTGAAGCTATAAATAAAGACGATGTAATAAAGGACGGACTTTTCGACAACGCAAAAAAAGGCGCTGAAGAATTGCTGGCTACGATGAAGCAGTTAAACGAAGAATTAAAGAAGACTGCTCAGTATCAAAAAGAAGCAGCCGCTAACATAAAAATGACCGCGAAAGGGGTTAAGGAATTAGAGGCGCTTGAAAAAGAATCCTTAGCTACAGAAAAAGAACAGCAAAAAGTTTTAATAGAAGAAGCTAAGCTATTGCAGCAACTAGAGAAAGTAAAGCAGGCCGAAGTAACTACATTGCAGAAGCAAATAAGACTAGGCCAGCAGCAAAAAGCAATAAGAGACAAGCAAGTAAAGGCAATAAAAGAAGAAGATGGCGCCTACAAAAAACTATCTAAACGACTAAACGAAGTTCGAAATAAATACAAAGATTTAGCAGCTTCAGGAAAAACAAATACAAAAGAAGCCAGAGCTTATAGAAAAGAAATAGAACTTTTAGACGGAAAACTAAAGACAATAGACGCCAGCGTAGGACAGTTTCAGAGAAACGTAGGTAATTATAGCCAGGCTTTTAGTAAGCTAGGCGGGGTTTTTAAGAATATTCGTAATGTAGTCGGACAGCTAGGCGT